CTACTGGGGCAGGAATTTACCCTTATACTCGATGGACTCAGGAGCAAGCAGATGCTAGGCTTGAAGTGGATGCTAGAAAGTTTTTGGCTGCAACTAAAGAGTTGTTTCCTAATGTGTCAGGGGGACTTTTGGTTGCCCTTGCTGATTTTGCTTACAACGTTGGTATTGGTAGGTTAAAGGCTTCTACTCTGCGTAGGAAAGTATTAGCAGGGGACATTGAAGGTGCTAAAAAGCAATTTAGACGTTGGGTATACGCAGATGGCAAAAAGATGAATGGTTTAGTCAAACGAAGAGAAGCAGAAATAGCTTTATTTTAGGAGATAATTGTGAAGAAGACCCCAAGTACCAAAAAAGGTAAACAAGAGAAAATAGCTAAGGTTATGCGTGAATACAAGGCAGGTACGCTTAACACAGGTTCAAAGAAAGGTCCAGTAGTTAAATCGAAGAAGCAAGCTATTGCTATTGCACTATCTCAAGCAGGAATGTCTAAAAAGAAAGGGAAGTAATCATGCCAATGGTCGGAAATAAGAAATACGCATACACTAAAGAAGGTATGGCAAAAGCGAAGAAAGCTGCTGCTAAATCTGGTAAACCTATGAAGATGGCAAAGGCTAAAAAGAAATGAAGCAAGGATTATATGCTAACATTAATGCAAAACGTAAGCGTATAGCTGCAGGGAGTGGGGAGAAAATGAGAAAACCCGGAACTAAGGGTGCTCCCACTGCTAAAGCATTTAAACAGGCTGCTAAAACAGCGAGAAAGAAATAATGAAAAAAGACCCTAGATTAGCTAAGATTGGTGTATCTGGATATAATAAGCCAAAGGCTACCCCTAGCCACCCGACTAAATCCCATGTAGTTGTTGCAAAAGAAGGGGATAAAGTAAAAACAATAAGGTTTGGACAGCAAGGGGTTAAAGGGGCTGGGGCTAACCCAAAGACTGCTTCTGAGAAGGCTAGAAAGAAATCTTTTGAAGCTCGTCATGCTAAAAACATAGCAAAAGGTAAAATGTCTGCTGCTTATTGGGCTGATAAGGTAAAATGGTAATAAAATAAGTTGACAAATATCATATTATATGGTATAATGTTATTAATAAATAGGAAATTATAATGACTTACCTAGAAATTGTCAATAGTGTCTTACGGAGGCTTCGTGAAAACGAGGTCTCTACTATTAATGAGACCCCATATAGCAAGATGATTGCTGAGATGGTTAATGACGTTAAACGTGAAGTAGAAGATGCGTGGAACTGGGATGTTCTCCGTACTACTTTAACTGCCGATACTGCTGATGGTGTATTCAATTATGTCTTAGTTGGCAGTGGTACTCGTTTCCGTGTATTAGATGTTATTAATGATACATCTGACCATGTAATGCAATACAGACCTACTTCTTGGTTTGACACTGTATTCCTAGCACAGAACAATCAGAATGGCTCTCCTATATTCTACAACTTTAACGGTGTAGATGAGAATGGAGATAGTCAAGTAGACTTATTCCCTATCCCTGATGGTGATTATTCAGTTCGATTTAACTTAGTATTACCACAAGATGACCTAGTAAATGACACTGATGTTTTAGAAATAAATGACAGAGTTGTTATCTTTGGTACAGTGGCAAGAGCTATTGAAGAACGTGGTGATGATGGTGGTTTAATGGCTGCCGAACAACGCTTTAATGAGTTGATGTCTGACCTAATTGCAATAGAAGCTAATCGTAGACCTAACGAAGTTATTTGGGTAGGTGTTTAATGGCTGGTAAATTACAGGCAGTATCTAATGCTACATTAGGTTTCTTGGGTTTAAACACTCAGGATAATGGTGTTACTTTAGAGAGTGGCTTTGCTACTAGAGCTTCTAACTGTGTAATTGACAAAAATGGTAGACTATCTAGCCGTAGAGGTTGGACTACTGTAACAACAAATAATGGTGATTTAGAAGATAGTGAATACATTGAATCTATCTACGAAATTCTAGGAGTAGGTGGTACTTCTACTATTGTCTCTGCTGGTGGAGGTAAGATATTCACAGGTACTTCTACTCTAACTAGATTAAATGTTTATGGTACTGATGCATCTGGTCCTGCTGTTTTAGACCCACAACCCCCCTTTACTGGGAATCGTTGGCAATGGGCTACATTGCAAGAAGGGGTTACTACAGGAAATACGCAAGCAGAAACATATGCTATAACGACACAACGTGGCAATGTTGCTATGGTGTATAGAGAAGGGGCTCATAGTGGTCCTTTTGTACTTCAAAAAATAGGTACAGGTGGATATGGAACTGCTCCTTCAGGTATTTCTTCATTTGACCCTGACTGCTGTCATGCAGCTTTTGGTCGTGTATGGGTAGCAGGATTAACAGAGAATAGGCTTACTGTATTCTATTCTCAATTACTTGCCCCTGCTGAATTTACTGGCTCAGGTAGTGGTTTTTTAAGCATCTCATCTAAAATTGGTAGTAATGATGAGATTGTAGCAATTAGTTCTCACAATGGCTTCTTAATTGTTTTCTGTAAAAGAAACATTGTTATTATTGGTAATGCGGATAATCCTACTTCAATTACTATTGATGATGTAATTCCGGGTGTAGGGTGTATTGCTAGGGATTCTGTACAACAAACAGGTAATGATGTCATATTCCTATCTGCCAGTGGTGTGCGTAGTTTATCTCGTACAGTACAAGAGAAGTCTATGCCTATGCGTGAGTTATCTTTAAACATTAGAGATGACTTAATTCAGTATATTGATGGGGAAGACCATAATAACATTAAGAGTGTTTATTTTAGTCGAGATGCCTTCTACTTACTATCTTTGCCTTCATTGAATCAGACATACTGTTTTGACTTACGCAAAGTATTAGAAACTGGGGCAGCTAGAGTTACAACTTGGGATAATTTAGTTCCAAAAGCATTCTGCTCTACTTCAGCAAGAGTTTTATACTTTGGTATGCAAGGTGGTTTAGGACAATACTCTGGGTATTCAGATAATGGCTCTACCTATCGTATGGAATACTTTACAGCAAATACTGACTTTGGTAGTCCATTTACACTGAAGTTATTGAAGAAAGCTAAAGTAATTGTTATTGCCTCTGGTAGTCAGGATATTGTATTTAAGTACGGATTCGATTACAAGTCTGACTTTTCATCAAGAGTATATACAAAAGATTTCTCAGGGGCTACTGCTCAATATGGTATTTCTGAGTATACTAGCTTACCCGGACAAACTGGTTATGTACTTTCTGAATACTCTAGTGGAGTATCTTTAGCAGAGATTGATGTAAACTTAGGTGGTTCTGGAAAGATTTTACAATTTGGAGTAGAAGCTACAGTAGAAAGTGCTCCGATTAACTTACAACAAATGACTGTATACATTAAAGCAGGGAAGATGATATAATGGCAAACTATACCAAATCGACTAACTTTGCAAGTAAAGACTCCCTGCTTTCAGGGAATCCATCTAAACTTGTTCGTGGTAGTGAAATTGACACAGAATTTACTAACATTGCAACCGCTATTACAACAAAGGCAGATTCAACAAGCCCTACTCTATCTAATGCTAACTTAACAGGAACTCCGACAGCTCCTACGGCTGCTACAGGGACTAGTACTACACAAGTAGCTACTACTGCTTTTGTAACTACAAACTTCCCAGCAGGGGATAACTCTTATTCTGGTACACAATCTTTCTTAGATAATAAGTTTGAAGTAAAAGATAACTCTGATGATACTAAGAAACTTAACTTACAACTAAGTGGTATTACTACAGGTACAACTAGAACTCTAACAGTTCCAGATAAAGACGGTACTATTGCTGTAACTTCAGAAGTAGCAACACTAAATACAACTAATAATACCATCACTTCTGGTACATATTCTGTCTCAGGCAGTAGCACTATTTCAATTACAGCTACTCATGCGTTTACAGTAGGACAAGAAGTATTTATCACATTCACTAATACATCTGGTAGTGCTTTAACTGCAGGTAAATTTACAATTACAGGCATTACTACTACTACAGCATTTACAATTAACTATGGTAGTTCAGTAACATCTGCAGGGAATGCAACTGCAGAACGATATGGTACTATTGCAGTGGCTAATGCTGCTGAAATGACAGCAGGTACTTCTCAGGTTAAAGCAGTTACACCTAAACAATTTAGAGACTTTAGTTTAGTTAGTGGGACAAGTGTAGCTACAACTTCAGGTTCAACAGTGTCTGTAACTTCTTCAGTACCAGCATGGGCAAAGAAACTCACAGTGATATTTAATGGAGTATCTTGTTCTGGTAATGACCAATTATTGGTCCAATTAGGTACATCAGGTTCAGTTATTACTAGTGGATATTCATCTAGTTCTATCCAAGTTGGGGATACTTTGACTGGTATTGGTACATCATCTTCAGCAGGTTTTGTAGTAACAGTGGATAACTCTGGTAGGTCGTTTACTGGCATCATGACTATTTGCTTAATTTCAGGTACAACATGGGTTGCATCTCACGCAGGAGCAGTTGCTGGAGCTGAACGGGGAATTTCAGGTGGTGGTGTAGTTACTGTTGGTGGAACTGTAGCCCAAGTTCAACTTGATTGGTCAGGCTCTGGTACATTTGATGCTGGCTCTGTAAATATTATGTATGAATAGGATAAAAAATGGGAATTTTTGATAGTTTCTTTGGTGGCGATGCTCCAGAATTACAGCTAAAGTCCACTAATCTTACAGGGGCTTATGGCACTGGTAAATATAACCCTAGAAAGGGCACTGTATCTTATAATCTTGCTCCTGAAATTCAGGCAATGCGAGACATCTTCTATGGTGGGGCTCAAGAGTTCCTTCCTACTCAAGAGGGGACAGACTTTGCTAACTATTTAAATACTGCGGGTAGGGATATTTTAAATCAGGCTTTGGGGATGAATCCTCAAGAGTATGCTGCTCAACTATTCCAACAAGGCTCTGACATTTTAGCTCCACAAAGACAACAAGAAGCTTCAATGTTGGCTGATACTTTGTTTAAGACAGGTAGAACTGGTGCTGCTATAGGTATGGGCGAAGGTTATGTTAATCCAGAACAGTATTCATTCCAATTAGCTAATGCCCAAGCAGATAAACAACGTTTATTCGATACTCTTTCTCAAGCGTATGACCGTCAAAATAGAGAACAACTGCGTGGCTTAGGGTTGATGGAAGCAGGACAACAACAACGTATGCTCCCTTATGCACAAGCTCAAAAATTATTTGGAGCTGGCATTGACCTCACTGCATTATCTCAAAACGATTTACAGAACTTAGCCAATTTTGGCAATATGACAAATCAAGCTGCAGTCCAAAAATACAATGCAGATATGCAGAATTGGCAAGCAGGTGGTGGTGGTTTGTTCTCCAATATTGTTAGTGGTATTGCTGGTGGGGTTGGCTCTGGATTAGGTATGGGGCTTGGTAGTGGGTTAGCAGGTTGGACTAAGAGTTTATTTAACACTCCAACATCTACTGCTTCTGCTTATAATCCCGGCATTCAATTAACCCCTGCATCTCCCTATAATCCTTTTGATAGTTATAACATAGGCGGTATTTATGGCAGATAATATTGTAGGTAGTTTGTTTGGGCTGTCTCCTATAGACGTAGAACAGCAACTTAGAAATGAGCAAATGCAAAATGCAATGAACCTTGCTCAACTTAACCGTTCACAGCGTAATGTTTACACTGGTCAAATGATTGGTGGTAATATTGCCAGAGGATTACTAGGCGCTTTTGGTGTACAAGACCCACGTCTTCAAAAAGCTACAGAGTATGAAAAAATTTTACAAGATGTGCAATCAACCCTTTCTGAAGAAGAAAAGGCAAATCCTGCATTAGTATATCAAAAATTAGGATTAGCCCTTTCTCAAAATCCTAACTTCCAAAGGGAAGCTATGGCTGCTCAAACCAAAGCAGCAGAACTTGGATTAGCTTATACAGAAAAGCAAGCTGCTATTGATTTAAAAGCACGGCAAGCCACTAAACTAGCTAATGAAATAACACAAGAAGAAAACTTTAAAGCAGCATTAGCTGCCCTACCTGCAGATGCTACTGACGATGACTATTACAATGTAGCTAAGCGCTTTGGAACTTCTAAAGACATTATTTCCAGTATTGATAAACGTCAATTAGCTAGAGAGCAAAGAGATTTTAAAGTACAAGAGGCTGAGAAAGATAGACAAGGTCAATTACAAAGAGCTCAAGAAAGAAACGATACTTTAATTCAACAAGCAACCCTACAAGGGGCAAATGCTGTACAATTAGAGGCAATTCGTCAACAAGGTAGAATACAATTAGAAAATCTTGATAATACCAATAAAATGATGATTGCTCAACTTAAAGTACAAAATGACGCTTTAAATAAAGGCGTACCAAAAGATGTAGCACAGTCTGCTGCTGAGATTAAAGGACTTGAATTAGTTACTGCTAAGGTATCTGATTGGAAAACTAAACTGGATAAAGGTGAGGTTATTTTTTCACCTAAAGAGAATGCAATAGCTACTACTTCTCTTAGTGCTGGTTTCCCAACTAAAAATGCACTTGCTCAAAACGAAGTTAAGCGAATAATTAATGAAGGTGTTAATGAGCTCTTGTTAAAGGCAAAAGGAACTCAAACAGAAGGGGATGCTCAAAGAGCGAGGGATTTGTTTGTAGATGCTTCCTCAAAGAACTCTACAGAAGCATGGAAAGCTGCTATGGATGCCTTGATTTCAGCTCAAAATAAGTTAAAAGTAGAAAGACAAGAATATATTAGAGTTAGAGGATTTGCAGATAAAGTTACCCCGTCTGCTGGAAAAGAAGACCCACTAGGAATTAGATAAGGAATCAATAGATGACTATTGAAGAAATCAGACAGAAATACCCTCAGTATTCAGATTTATCTGATGAGCAATTATTAAAAGGGCTTCATTCTAAGTTTTACAGTGATTTACCTTATGAGCAATTTGCTAGTTCTATAGGAACAACTGCGCCTGAGGTTACTGTAACTGCTAAAGCTCCTACGGCAGAGGAAAAAGCCGCCTTTGAAAAAGAACAAAATCAACCTGAAGATTCTACATTCCTAAGTAGAAGTATGGGACTTGGCTCTCCATTCTATTCTGCTGTAAGAGGAGCTATTGTTGAACCTGTACTTGGTGTAAATCAATTTTTAGCTAATACTGGTTTATTTGGGGAAGATGTAAAGAAAGCAGCTAATGAGCTTGTAACTATTGAGGCAGAAGCCTCTCGTAAGGCTAGAGAAGAAGCTGGAAGAGGGGGATTTGACGCTTACGCTTTAGGTGGAGCTATTGTATCTCCTGCAAATAAACTACTATCAATGGGCACTGCCACTACTGCTTTACAACGTATTGGGCAAAGTGCATTATCTGGAGGTATATTTGGGGCTATGCAGCCTGTAGAAGGTAAAGACTATGGGGCTGAAAAGAATTTTCAGATTGGTTTAGGTGTATTGTTTGGAGGTTCTTTAGGAACTTTAGGAGAAACACTACCAAAACTAAGAGAATATCTTGGTAATATCCCAATTACTGCTAAAAATAAAGCAGAGTCATTTAAGAAGTATGTAGAAAAATTACTTCCTGCTGAAAGAGATGAATTAATTAATAAATTAACATCTGCAGGTGAACTTGTATCTGGTAGTCAACCCACTGTAGCTGAAGTAGTTTCTGACATCCCTTCTGCCTATAAATTAGCAAAAGCACAAGAGCGATTAGAAGGAAAAGCATCTACTGCTGGTGCATTTATTGAAAGACGAGCCACTCAACAACAAGCTCGTTTAAATGCTTTGGAAGATGTCTTTGGAAGTTCTGCTGATTTAGAATTGGCAAAACAATCTAGATTGACTACTACTACTCCAATGCGTGAAAGAGCTTTAAAAGAGGCAGACTTCTATGGTGAAACTGCATCTAAACTAGAACAACAATTAAAACAAGGTACTTCTTATCTTGGTAGTGTAAATTCTAAACAACGTAATGACTTACTAAAAGCACAAGTTGAAAATATAAAAGCCAATGGATACTATCCTTTAACAAGTGAAGGATTGATTAATAAGATTGATAATGTTGTTAATTCTCCGGGTACTCGTTCAAATGAAATGCTTACCTATGCTGTAAGTAAACTTCGTGGGAAGCTAGCCAAATATACAAATGAAAATGGTATTATAAATAGTGCTGATTTGTATAATATTAGAAAAGAAATTGCCCAAGATATTGCAGAGTATTCTGGCTCTAAGAATATGGCAACTGCTAGTTTCAGAGCACAAGCTACTGATGTAGAAACTCAACTCAAAAAGATTATTGATGCTGAAATTAATAAAGCGTCTGGCTCTACTTTATGGACAGACTATTTGGCTAAATTTGCAGAGCATAGTAAAAAAATAGACCAACTAGAATTAGGTCAAACTTTAAAATCACGACTTGAAGGTAAGTTCTCTGAGGAAACGGCTGGTAAATTTTTACAGGCTATGCAAGACACCCCTGCAACAATTAAAAAAGCTACTGGACAGGCTAGATATAAGTCTATTGATGAGTTATTAACTGAACCACAGTTAGCTGCTGTTAATAAAGTATATGCAGATGTTTTACGTCAAGAAAAAGCATTTTTATCAGGCAAAGGAATTGAATCTGCTAAAGCAGCAGAATTAAATGCTGCTCAAGAAATTCCGGGATTTATCTCTACCTCTGTTACTTTTGTTAAAAATGTTCTTCGTGATTTAATTAAAGGAAGTCAAGAAGAGTTTGATAATAGAATGACAGAGTTAATGTTAGACCCTAAAAAGTTTGCTGCATTTTTAGAAACAATACCGAATCAAAATCAACAGGCTGTTTTTAAAGCTATGCAAGGTAAAGCAAGCCCAACGGTAAGACAAAGACTAATAAATATTTACTCTTCTCCAATACCAACAACAGAAGAGGCTGGAAGAGCTACAATTCAGCAGTATTTTAAGTGATTTAGCTCTAAAACGCACATAATCGCTGTTTAAGCGGTTTTAGGTAAAAATAAAGGGGACAATATTAAGTCCCCTTTTTTCTTTCAATATACGTCGATTACAGCGTTCGTTTTTCGACTACAAGACGTAAAATTCCCAAATCTACCACAAAACTCCATCCATCGATGTCTTCATATATTTCTCCTAAGTCAACAAGCTCAACTCCTATCATAAATCCTGTAATAAACTCAAATCCAAAGATTAACATATTTTTTCCTATTCAAATATAAATTCATCTTTACTAATTTTCTTTACTTTACCTGCCTTCTTTAATTCCTTCCATTGTGCATCATAGTTTTTTCTCATTTTTTCCATAGTGGATTGGATTATATGAATTCTAGCTGTAATTACTGAATTATGTCCTAATTGATATGCTATTGGGTCTTTTTCAAATTGCATCATATAAAACTGCAGTGTATGTGCAGCCTCTTGAGCTTCCTCTCGTGTAATTCTAGTTGACTTCACATGAACCTCCTGAACAGGCTAAATTATCTTTTGCTTCAGTGTTGTCATCCAACTCTACTACCTTAGTTAAGTCAATCTCTGCAAGATGTTTAAACATTTCGTTGAAAGTCTCTTCAGTGCAGTCTTCAAATGGGGCTTGAATGTAAGTACCACCGTCATATGGCAAAACAGATATACCAGTATAATCAGCACGGTTTTCCCACATCCACTTGCCACAGCCTTCCCACTCATCAGACTTGAGAGAGATAGTGCAACTAACGTTGTGTTTGTTATCACCATAGTTATGTCCTTCTGCTACCCATTCTAAGTTAAAGCGTTTTACTCGTTCCAATAAGTCTTGATAGGACTCTGTTCGTAATAACGCACCTTCAGGGGCTTTCTGTGGAAAACTCATTACAGCCTCTAAGTGTGGTTTAAAATGACAGTCTTCAATCAAGGCAGGAACTTTCTCTGTCATGTAAGCGTAAAGAGGTTCATTTTTTCCAACACGCATACGACGAATGTAGAAATCATTATGCCAAGCATGGATGCCACTAGAGCTTCCCAAAACGAGAGACGTAGTACCAGCAGGTTTAACGGTAGTGATACGAGCAGAACTATTAATCCCAATAAGAGCAGCAACACGTTTATTTTCCTCCTTAGTTAAATTGGCAGCCTCTTTCAAGTCTAACTTCAATACTCCACCAGAAGCAATACCTGTCATAGAAACACCTAATAGTGCCTCTTTCTCTGTAGTGTCTCGCCACACTGTACGCAAATAATGGAAGTCTGTATATCCTGCTTGCAGAGTACCAATAAATGTAGCAGCCTTGACACGATTGTTTAATTCCTCTTGCGTTGTAACATCTGAAACATTAACCTCTACCAAGTTACAGTATTGATTGCTGTTCAAACTAATCTCAGCACAAGGGTTTGTACCAACATTATAGTCATTTGTCCAGAAAATACCGGGTTCGCCAGCACCACTTTCTTCAACTCGTTTCCAGACAGCAAAGAACTCCTCTTCTGTAGTTTCACCACGATGTAAGACAACTGAGTTATTAGCACGACCACGCTGTGGATTCATTTCCCACCATGCACCTGCCTTAGCAGACAACATATCATAGTCATCTTTGTCAAACAAACTGATTAGAGCAGCACGACGAATGCCACCAGATAACACAGCATCGGCAATGTGGCAAACCATATCATGTACTTCAATCGGCTTGAGTTTTCTGCCAATAGAGCCATTAAGAACACTCCGAAGTTTGTCAAGACATATGCGTAACGGGTCAGGTCCGGGAGCTTTACCCCCTGATGTGATAAGTCTAGCACCTTTAGGTCTAATATCCCTAAAATCAAAAACAGGGTCAGATTTACCCAATGTATACGCTTTGATAAGAACTTTGACAGCATCTGCCCACCCCTCGATAGAATCTCCAATTAGAAAGCGTCGTTGTTTCGTAGATGGACCAATAATTGTTGGCAGCTTCTCGACGTGACGTTTCTGTACACTGAAACCCACTCCACTTCCTCCAAGAAGGTTAAACATCGTTTCACTAAAGACGGCTGGATGGTCAACACAGGAGAAAGCACAATTAAACATACGGTTATTACTAAGTTCAATAGGAGTTCCGCCAAACTGTAAACTACGCATTGAAGGAAGCACTTGACGCTTAAATACATAAGAGTAAACATCTTTAATCTCCTGTTTCATATGAGGGTACTTACGAATGTGCATAGCCATGTTACGTTCTACCAACTCATCCCATGATTCTCGTCTGTTAATCTCAGGTACAAATTTGGCATACTTGTTAAACACAGTAATGTCACTTAAAATCTTTTGACTAATGTCCATACTCATTCTTTCTTTTCTTGGGAAGTTATACAAATTGATTGGAGGAAACCAATCATTCCAACTCAGCACAAAGGATGTCATATTTGTCTTCTATCTTATCAATAAAGGCATTTACTAAGTCCTCTGTAGTAAGGTTGAGCAAATCAATTAATGTTACTTCATCAATCTGCTCAATAATCTTTTCTTTTAACTCAGGAATTGTCAGATTCACGTTCAAATTCCTTAATCAACTCAATAAAGTGTATTGCTTTATCGAGGTCTTGCACACCACCTTTGTCTCTCCAACGACAGAGATACTTAATTGCTGTAGCCTCAAGATAAGGTATCTGGTTTTTCCAACAGAAGTAAGCAGGTTGTATTGCAAACTTCTTGTAATGATTCCCACCTACTTGCTGTTCTGAAGCTACTTTTATTTCTTTGTCTAATCCCGGATACATCTTATCTCCTATGCTACAAGTTTAAGTGAAGATTTACTGCCATACTTCTTACGCAGATACTTTAATGATACCATTATTTCATCAAAATGCCCATCTTCAACTTCATTTAATACAACAATACCTCTCCAATGATTGTTTGTTTGTGAGTTCAAGTATTTCTCATCGTGTTCATACCCAGAGCCCACAATCATGGCTGTCATTTCTGTTCCGTCTGCTCGTCTTCCGAAAGCAATGTCCCTACCTTGCTGATGCCCTGCAATACAAGACTGATGATGCTTATTAAGAATGCTCCTAGCAGTTGTGCAAGGATTACCCATAACCCCAGACACAAAGTAATGACAAAACATAACACCCTCAATATTAATAGGCTGCAAGAAAGGAACAGTTTTCCAACCAAACTTCTCATATTCTAAGTCCTCTAGGCTAATTAACCCTTCAAGTTTAGGGTCATTCTGTATTGCTCTATTAATTCGATGTTCATGATTACCATACAGCATAATCATATCAGGTTTCCATACTTTATGCTTACTCTGCTTTTGACGTTTCTGTAAGTCACGAATTGGCTCTAACAGAGTTGCCATAGCATCTTTCGAGGCTTGTATATCTGCCTTGTAACGCATACCTTCCATACTCTTACTGCCAGCTTTGTCATGCTGAGATAGAGACGGCATATCTGCAAAGTCACCTAAGTGAACAATAATGTCAGGCTGCATATCTACAATGTATTGCCCAATGAATGACAAGAACTCAAAGTCATCTTCTGGTCTGATTTGACTATCAGGTATTACAATGATTCGTTTACTCATATCCAATATTCCCATTCTGACCGATTTGGTCTGCTCTACCTTCATTCCAATTTAAAGGGCAAGAAGTCCATGCACACTCTGTAACCTTTTCTAAATCTTTAGCACAAACATCACAGAGGTTTTTAGCTTCTTTACGAAATATCTTGTCAAAGTTGTCTTCAAAGGCTTTTGTATTTACCTTCGAGATTAAACTATCTCCAGTAATATCATTCTTTGTTGCCACGTTGTTTCCTTTCTTCATTTGTTTTTTCAGTATGACAGGTTGTACATAACACTTGTAAATTGTGTTTCTCGCAAAAAAGTCGTGTAATAAACTCATCCCAACTTACAAAACCTTGCTTAGGGCACACAACTGGTTCAATATGGTCTACATTTACCTCCTTAGCAGGGTATTCTTTTTTGCATTTGGCGCAAATATAGTGTATTGACTGTCTACCTGTCTTGGGGTTTAACTTCTTACCCCATAATGCTTCTTTTAACACTTCATACTTAGGAGGGTAACGTCTATATCCACCCCTCAGTACACTCGTAATAAATGCTTTAAGTCTACCTTCTGTCCATTCTTTCTTAGAGGTAGCTTTCGTACCTTTGGAAGATTTCTTGACAGTGGGCTTCGAGGTCTTTTTCCTTGACATATTCTATAAACTTTCTTTTAGATAAGTTATCTGAAATAACAAACAAATAAGATTTAATCTCTGCTTCATCATTATCAAATCTAATTGCAAGGTCAAGACAGTTTTTTGCGTGTTCTACAAATATTTGTTGCATTGTGTCCCATTCAAACTCAATTTCCATCTTTTAATCCTTCAAATCTAGTTAAATAGCTGTCTTCAAAGCTACGCAATATCCATAAACACTGTGCATTAAGCAGGAACTCTTCTTCATGTGGGTACATCTCTAACACAACATCAAGCATTTCCTTCTCAGAGGTACAGTCTTTTAAGAACTTTCTTGCTTTAGCATCTCCAACACCATTAATTCCTTTAACATTGTCTGAACTGTCTCCTTTTAAGCATTGTTCATAGAAGAGCCGTAACCCTTCTAATTCCGTTTGCTCTATAAAAGTATTAGGTTTACTCCACCCTTTACCTGAAATAGCCCACTGAAAGTGTTTACCAGCTATCTGCAGAAGGTCTTTATCTAAAGAACAGATAATTGTATCCTCTGTTTGGTGTATTCCTAAATAGTCATCAGCTTCTAAATCATGGTCTGTAATCTCTGCACCCATGTGTTCACAAGCATACTCTCTACAGTCTGACAAATACTTTGGCTTTGGTTGTGTTCTGTTTGCTTTATATTCAGGGTAAATGGTCTTTCTAAAATTCTTTTTACCTGTTAAGAAGGCACGATATTCTGTAGCCTCCGTAGCAGAAAGAATAATGTCAAGAAGCTCATTCATCCGATATATTGCAATTTCAGCACTGTCATTCTCTGCAGAAGCAGCACAGCGAAACGCAACTAAATCCATGTCAATCAGAGCCTTCAAATTGCCTCCTCTGGAGACTGAAACTGGTCAGCAGGGAGTATAGTTTGGTCAGATGGCTTGCCATTAATATCTTGCCATTGTATAACTATTGCTTCATCCTTTCCAGTAAAGCAACCTGCTAGATAGTCAGTCTTTCCATTAATTTTTTTGACTGCTCTAGCTGCATATGGGAAGTCTTTAGAATACTTTTCAATCCCACAAGGTGCACTTGTTATATAAATACTCACTTGGTCGCTATACTTGAAAACTAATGCCTTTGCATATACAGGCGCACCAACTGCCACACTACTGAGTAATACCACCCCTGCTATTAATCTTTTCATTACCAGTGTCTCCATGTGTTTGCAATGATGTGGAGGCAAGTAATCACCTCCACTATGCGTATAAAGATATTAATACGGAACGTCGTTCTCAAGCGCATCTGTCAACTCATCTAAGTTGGGTTGTTCAAACACATACGCTTCATACTTACGAGCTAAAGCAATGACATCATCAGCATTAAGGCTGGACTTAGCGCCAACAGCAAGACTATCAACAGCACTACTAATGCTACTTTGTCTAATAATGTATCTTTGACGAATAGCCCGCTCTTCTTTGGTTTCATAATTACTTCCAGTTACACGAGTTGATGATGGGTTTGCTTGTTGAGTAGCCACTTCTTGCTTACCTCCTTCGTTAATACCTGTCCAATCCCAATAACCTTTGTCATTCTTGACAGTAGTTACATCTAGGTTATCCCCTGCAGATGCCTTTTCAATCGCCTTGAACACAGCAGGATTAGAGAAAGAGATAAGTTTCTTCTCTGCAATCTTACCATTACTACGATAGGTTACAGTGAGTTGACCATAAGTGCCTTTACCATTCTTACTCGGCAGGTCTTCTCGCTGAACATTAACAATTTCAATTAACATAAACTCTCCTTTGTAATTTCTTCCATATTTTCCCAATCTTTGCCCATTAGTACTTCACATTCCATTGGTACATTGAAAGGGGTATAAAACAGCTTCTCAAAATTCATGGGTAAATCATCAAATACATCATGAAATGTTTTAGCTATAACCTTATTATCGCATACTTTTTCATTAAAGTCAATAACTATTGAGTCATGCACAGTATTTACTAACAAGCACTCTTTTAATCCTAACTTCTTGATACGATTATAGAAGCTAACTCTAGCTAGTGCCATTAAATCAGCACCAGTGCCCTGTACAATGTAGTTCTTAACCTGTGTGTCTTTGATGATGCCATTATATTTCTCAAATCTGTATTCTCTTCCAGTGGGGGAAATAACTTTCCCTGTTTCTATTGCTTGTCTAACTAAAAATTTATGCCATTCTTTAATCCCCTTGTACTTATCATAATACGCATCAATAACTTCTTGCCAATACTTCTCACTCCTACTAATACCCATAAAGTCTGTATCATTTGCATAACTGTAGGCAGAGCCTCCATACAACAGTCTAAAGTTAAACACCTTAGCAAGTAACCTAGATGGAAGTCCAAATCTCTGTTGGTTATCTGTATGTAAGTCCGCCCCGTCTACAATTTCTTGCACTAGCACAGGGTCTTGTGAGAGAAAAGCAGCAACTCTAATCTCCAAAGCTGCAGCATCACATTGTATTAAAATGGTGGTTCTCCTTTCTTTTCTTGCATCTTGCGATAATAGTCTGACAAAGCAATCTTAGAATGATTGTCTAAATGCTCTACAAAGAATCTAATACCATACTCTTTTACTAGGTCATTAACATTCGAGATTGTTGCCCAAACCCATGCTTCTCGTTGTGCTTCTTCTGCTTGGTCTCGTTGATAATCCAAGTATGCTTGATAGTCTAGCTCTACTTGACCATAAACATCATTAAACTCTTTTGCATTACTCATATCTACTCCTAATTAAATCTTGATACAAAGATTTCTTTCATATCTCCTGCAATGTTCTGCAAGTTTGGTTTAGTTGAAGACAGTCTGCCTGTCCGTGCTGTTACTTGATTCAAATTGCCATGTAAATAATTCTTTTTCCAATTCATATCCTCTCGTAACTTAGGTAAGCCATTATAATATGTTCCTACCATCTTTTCAAGTTTAGCAAGGGATAATATCACTTCTAACAATCGTTTACCTGCTTTATCCCTACACTTGAGTTGTTTTAGTACATCTTCACCGGTTGCCCAATATCCTTCTTTCTTTAGTTCTGTTTTAGGCAGAGGGTTAAATAGTCTAGGGAGAGTGTAATCGTAATCTCGCCATCCATACTTATCTTCCCCTGCTCGTTCCCCTGTTTTGTAAGTTCCAACAAGCTCTTTCCGAGAAATCGTAATTGTTCCTCCGTATAAGAGTGCGGATAAGTGGTCTCCACTTTCAGTGTTAAACTCTTCGATGTTATGGTAGTCATTTAATTCCATCCTTAATTCTTTAATCTGAACTTCAAGTTCTGTAGCTTTTTGCTTACAGCGTGATTCATCAAAATAGAATCCATTATACTCCATTTCTTGTAAGACAAGGATGTCCTGATTACATAAGCTAACGAGCCGTTGGAACTCTTTTGGCTTCTTGTCAACAAGCGTTTTTTGTATCTCGTAAATTGCCAAAGTTGTTTTAAGGTCATGCTCTTGCAGGTAGGAGACCACCTCGTCTCTAGGTATGTCCTTAGTATCGATGCCGTTGTTCCAGTAGGTTTCTTTAATATCCGGTTTCTGCGGTAAGCCATATTTATCTGCCATTTTGTTCATTGAAGGGTAAGGGGTTGTCTGCCCCTCTAACATAAAATCCACCAGTGCACAATCCCATATACGAACTTCAGAGAAAGAAATACCAAGATTCCTAAGATGATGAAGGTCAAACTTAGCGTTGACAAATACGAGAACATCTGTTTTATTAATTTCATCTTGTATCTCTTTCAGTTTATGTCCATAGGGTTCATCAGAGTATGAAATATCCCATACTTTATCACCAAGTCCAACAAAGCAAACCTCGTTACGGCTGTCAAAAGCGTTTCCTTTATTGAAAATGGTTGTTTCTAAATCACAAGGTTTTACTCTCATTTACTAATCCCAACAAGAATGTGTGTCTCTCCATCTGCCCTTGTAAACTTAACAAAGCAATCTGTATTTGCATCTTTAACGTAATACATCACTATCATACCAAGTACAAAGAAAATACTATACAATGTCAATTCTTTTTTATTCATCTTTAACTCCTTAGTTTACTTGCTAAACAATGCCATGTGCTTGTTCAATAGCGCGAGCAAAATCTAATATATTCCATTCGTTTGATAGCATCATTCCATATTGTGGTTTGATTTGTTCAATAGTTGAAACAATTTTAAATATATCATCATCACTCAAAGGCTCTTGCGCTGGTTGTTCTAGTGCTTCTTTGCAAGTATCAATAGCATCTGAAACTGATTGGTAAAAATCATCGCTATATTCATGTGTTGCCATTAAACTAGCACACACCTCTAAATTTAAAATTGCCATCTTTAAAGCGTTCGCTGTAGAAACAGCTCCTGTTTCATCTTTATTCATATCACTCTCCTATTCCTAACCAAATATCAGCAAGGTAATCGTTTTCTAGTATTTCATTATGTTTTTTGTAATCATCATAGCAATCACTACAAACAGATTTATACTCAACACATTTACTTCCATCCCTAGTATATCCTTTAGTCATAACATCATAATAATCTTCATCATAAGATTGTATTGTATGTCCACAAGATAATGTAATCATTATATTTTCCTAAAATAATGGGTTATCCCAATCAGGATGGTCTTTAGGTAATGTCTCAGGAGGTGCAGGGTATTGCTGTGCGCCCTCTGCAGGGTAATCAAAGAACCTAACTGGTTTACCTTCGTCATCTAATATAGCCCATAGCTTCATTCTTGTCTCCATACAAATATGTCATACTTTGTCCATACATCTGAAAGGTCATTATAACACACTTTAGCAATTCCGAATGCAGGGAATACCTCTCTAGCAATCTTACTTCCTCTAGCATAATAGAAAAACCCTGCTAATGGTTTATTTCTTAATGGATGGTCTACTGGTAAATCTTTAAGTATAACTTCATTCATTATCAGTTTCCAGTTTAATTTTTCCTATTACATGGTGAACTGACTCACCTTTTTTTAATTCCACCCATTCACCACTTATGCCTAACTTATCGCTTCCGTCAGTTAATCTGACCGCTAACAAATACTGTGGCTCTTTTAGAGCAGAACTAGTCTGCTGGCATTGGCAACAACTACTTTGTTGCTGTTGTGGTTTAATGCGGTACTGGCTATCTCTATGCCATTGCGGTGGATATACTTGATGCCATGTTGAACCTATCAATTCTTCAATCTCTGCACCATTTGCCCAAGCAATTATTTCTTTTGCCCATTTATGTGGTTTCATTATAAATCCTTTTCTACTAAATTAGTAAGTTTATCTGTAACTAGTTTACCTAATATTTTAGCATTTGTCAATATTTGTTTATCATCCATGTCGTAATAAGCTAGTGTAATACCACGCATAGCATTATAGAATGCTTCTTCATTCTGTTCTAGCCCTAAGTCAACACAATCACTACCTTCAATCTCATCTAATTCTTCTAGCATAGCATCATGTAGCATTTCTTCGTACTCATCCTCTGGCATATCATCAATCTCATGTGGGTTGTTATGGTAATACTCGTAATAGTCACTCATTTTAGATATCCTCATAAATTGAAAAATGTGGTTTTAATAACACTTGATGTGCTCTCATGTGTCGCATAGCCTCTATTGTGTTCATATCACCTCGTAGCTTATTCTTTGACAGAGTGAGATAGCGTACATTCTCGTGTCCTTCTTTGTCAATTCTACCAATACCAAGAATAAAGTCAAGTTCTGATGGTTTAGCAGTCTTACTATCTGCAAGCTGGCTTTCATCAATCACCATGCTGTTATGACTAGTGCTATCTGCTTGTCCTACAGTAATAAAAGGGCATTGTGTCTTAGCAATATCTCTGCCCCACTTGTAAATCTCATGCAACAGCAAGTCTTTTCTATCTCCAGTGAACCCTTTAACCTTGTCCATATTGTCAACAATGATTAAAGATGGGTCAACTTGCTCAATGGTGCGTTCTATTGCTTTGCGTTCTACATGAACAGGGTTATCAACAAACTTAATACGGTCTCCAATCTTCTTTTCCCATATCTGCTTTGCTAGTTTAGGGTTCTGTGCAATCTCCATGTAAGTCATACCAGTAATGGCATTGTACATACGGAAAACAACATCTCTTCCCCCCTCCTCGTTAAAGAATATCAGGATTGGTCTGTCTACCTGTTCTGCCATGAATGTAGCCTCTGAAACCCACATAGCAGTTTTACCTGTTTCAACACGAGCAAAGATGTGTCCAAAATTCCCCTTACGCAAAGGTCCGAGTGATTGATTAAGGCATTTAAGTCTCCATTTAAGTCCTCCTTCTAAGTTTTCATCCTTTATCAGTTCCTCAATGTCTGTTGTAACAAACTCAATCTGCTCTGCGTCAATCAACAATGAGCTATCTCGTTCTCCAATAACCTCGTCTAATTGGTCGACAGTCGTTCTACCCTCTGCAACATCTAACGCTAGGATAGCAACATTAGCAGCCCAAGCACGAGCCAAGTGGCTTTCTAAGTATGGAATAATCTCATCAGCAGTAGCCTCTGCGTTCTTGATGTCATTGATAACTGTCTTTAGTGTCTCTCTATCACCTTCCTTGATGACAGGGAAATTAGCCATGTAATTAGCCTCTAACACTTCCATGCTTGAAGCAGGCAAGGATTTAAAGCATTTGTACAAGACAGGATAATTCTGTCGCACATAGTCTAGCTTGAGTGATGGCGAATACTTTTCGTAAAGCTCAGTATTCCCAACAAACAGCCTTATAATTGAATGTTCAACCATTATTAAAAAATCCTTTACAATAATTTAAAAATAATATATAATAAAATAATTATAATTATATATAATAATAATAATTATTAAATAATATAATTATATATCTGTGAATCAGTGTAATCTTTTGGGTCTTTCTCTGTAATAATACATCTAACCTCTTTGCCTAACACTTCCCTTGCTCGTCTGCAAGAGATTACATTACTTGTTGCCTTGTCTCTATCACCCCACACTATTACTTTATCATAGTTTTTTGCTTCTGTCCACATATCTTGTGAAACTTTAGAACCTAACATGGGTATTGCAGTGAATTGTCTGCCCACTTTTATTGCTGAAATTATGTCTTCAACAAAGACCAGTGTTTGTCCTGTGCCATATTTGATGATTGGCTTATTACCGGATGAAACATATTTGCTATACGCACCGTCATCCAAATTTCTAGCAAGCCAATAATTAGAATCAGCGTACAAAACCAGTAAATTACAATGTCTCGTTTCATTATTTATCACTCTTTCATGTGAATAATAGAATTGTTCTATCTCTTTTTCAGTTAAATTGTATTTTAAAAGCCATTTTAACGCTGTTTTTGGCAAGTTTTTATCAAGATGGATATCATCCCTCACCTTAACAGTATTTCGTGGCTTAAAAAGGCTTAAATCACGCTTTAAGTTTTTGTATCCACACCCAAAACAAAAGAAACCATTGTCATACTCAGCCAAATTATCTTTTGAGTTGCATCTAGGGCAAGGATGATGTTGAATAAATGCCATATTATTCCTCGCTATAACTATCGTCTTGTTTCTCAACAATGTTCAAGTCAAAATTATTGCTTATAGCAACATCGTTTTTAATTTCATAATAGCAAAATGTGCATAAGTCTAAAAATTGCCCATGACTATCTTTTCGTGTTGCCTCTGTATCCGTCAATTCACAATTACAAGCTAAACAGTGCATTTTATTACCCCTTCAAACTATCAATTTCAGCCCTTAATTCTGCATTTTCTTGTTTTAAATCTCTTATTTGGTCTTGCATTTCATTAAGTTCATATTGCAATAAACTAGGGTCAGAATGTAGATAAAAATTGTCGAGAACTTCGTCTAACTCCTGCAATTTTCTGTCAACATCGTCTAACCTCTCAACACAAGCCCGTTCATATTCTCCCATATCTACATCACGGGCAAGGCGCAAAAGTTGATTTGTATCCATTAAATGAAACATTTTAAATTCTCCTATTAAGTACACACGCAATTTTGAGTGCCATTTGCACACACAGTGCAAGTACATACAATTAGTTTTCCGTCGTATGTTGTGCTAGTGGTGTAAATGTTGCAAGCATACGCTAACACAGGTAAAAACAAAAGTAAAGCAAAAACATATTTTTTCATGTAAAAAAATCTCCAAGTTAAAAGTTAAGACAATAGATTTTTGTCTTTCGGTATCCATTCCTCGATTGACAGATATTCCACAGCTTCACCGTCCTGCAAATTAGCCTCTAGCATAGGCAAGATAAAGTCAGCGTCATCTTCGTTTAAGTGCAAGTATATTGTCACTTTGTAATGTCGCAACATTTGAAAATACTCCTAAAAAACAATAATATAGTTGCAAGTGTTGTCATTATGTTGCACTCCACCAGTACAAAGCCAAAATGCCAATAATTAAAAATAAACCAATCATAGTGCCACCTTTCTTTTGTTTAAAGTTTTCTAAATAAAATCTATTCCAACACACATTTTTGAGCCAGTTTCTATCGTCCCATGAATTGTATGAGAATTGTCTTTCGTCCCACGCTTCACGGTTTATATGTTGAGAATCTGCCTCTGTAAATTTAAAACATTTGCCTAAATTGTTTTGTTTCATCATATCCTCGCTTGTAAAAGTACATCGAAAAGAATATCTATAATGTGAAAAAATGCCCACAAAGTTACAACAGCACACAGCCAGTAAATAACAGTCTTTTTCATTTTCTATTGCCTTAAAATAAATTTAAAATTAATCATCTGTTAATATATCGTTTACAGTTTGAATAAATTGCAACCGTTTTGGTGCTTTATCGCATACTTTCCAGCCCTTTTTACTCTCTATTGCTAGTTCGAATGCCGTGTCTTCATCTTCCGCCTCAACCATGATAGAATAATAAGCCATTTGACTAGCTAACACTATAAATTTAGCCATTATTCCCCCAAATTAAACCGCATTACTAAAGCATGGAAAAATTCTTGGTCTTTTTCTTCAGCTTTTACCCCGTCAAGCCAAGCATTGATGTGCTTTGTTGTTGTCTTAGAAAACTTATAGCTAGTTTTATAATAGCGCAAGCCTATTTCACAAGCCACCGGTGTTTTATAGCTAAATAACACCTTCATCCCATTACATATGAGCAAAGTTTTATTTGCCCCCATAGGTTTTAATTCAAGCATAATATGCCCCTTTCGTTTACATAATAATCGGTTTTTAAATATTCCATTTCCAAGCAATTATAATACCTAAATTGTTGCAACAAAGCAAACTGCCATAAATGTATTTCACCCATGATTTTACCCCTCTATAATTAAATTGTGAATAGGTTTTCCGTATATGTTAAAAATATAATCGTTCCATTTACAATGCTCTGTAATTGTATCTTCATCCCATTCGCTCGGATATTCGTTATAAGTAGAGCCATGCTCGTCTTCATAATCAATAGGGCATTCATCAAGCCAAAGTCTAGCATTATACTTTCCCGCCTCGCTTAATTCATGATATTCATACGCTTCAATTTTTACAAGTTTCATTTTATAGCCCCTTTTAAAATTGTTGAAATACATAATGAGGCAAGCCGTCATTACCATCAAAGAAACCTAAAAATACAGTGTTATCTTCCAAAAAATCACTGACAGCTACATCATCATCAATAGAATAATTTTGACGCAATTCTAATTCTGTCATTTCAGCAAAGTCACAACAAATGCCAATAACATCTAATTCTATATTTTCGCCTGAATCTCTCTCATAATCTTCTATATAGTCAAAAATGATTTTCTTTGCTTCATAGCTGAATTGATTATCTCGCCCCATGTTTATGAAAGCGCCACAAAAACTAGCAAAATTAATTGATTGATACATTTTAAACCCTTTCGTATAGTATCGGCTAAAATTAACCGCATAAGAGGGCTAAAACTAACCCCCTTAAACTGATAATTTAAACTTTATTATATCGCCATGTTAGTGAACAGTCATAATGATTAACAATATAATGATATGCTTGCTCATCATTTTCGGCTTTAAAATAAACAGACACCATATGCTTTGTCGATGGATTATAACCAATAGCGTGATACATAATAAACCCCTTTATAAAAAAAAACTTCATGATCAAAGAAACCATCAAGCCCTTGATCGTGGGCTTTTAATTGTCACTCTAATTCAATTATTCCGTTAAAGCATACAACAGAAACCTTGTCATAATCTTCATAATAGATAGCTTTTCTTTTTGCTTCTTGTTCATCGTTAGCATACTTCTCTACATCTTTATATGAGCCATCAGTAAAATGTATTGTCAAATCGTATAATTGCATAATAACCCCCAATTAAATAACTAACAGAAAAAAGATAATACCTAAAAATGCTACCACAAAAACTAAACCCTCAAAGATATTTTTTAACATGATAACCCTTTCTATATTTAACAGACTGACCACCAAGCCCCCTTTTTGAGAGGGCTTAATTGTTATTCTATCCTATGAACAATTCATCCCCTCTTAAGTCTACCCCGTCGAATTCAAAATCTAAGCTAGATTTTAGTAAGCAGGAATAAAAATCACCTTTCTTAACTTCTATATATTCCTCAATAACTGCACTGAAAACATACACTGTTTTAGCATTTCTTACTGCTTTTCTTAACTCTTTTCCGTTCATTTTGTACCCTTTCATATAGTGTTTTTCTGCTGCTGCTGAGAAGTATTATATCAACATTTTTTCATTTGTACAATTGTATTTTTTAATCAAAAACAATCTATCCATTAATAAAATTTATTGATTATTTACCCCGTGTAATTCTGTAATGTAAATTACAATAATCTTTTTACAATTCAATGTTTTAGTTTGTCAATATGCCGATTGGTATATATGCCGGTGATTATGGTTATGTGTACCACAACAATGTCACCCTTTACATGTGCCTAATAATTAAGCAAATGTTATCTTTATGAATGGAATGAATACCCTACTAAATTACTCAAGTATTATATCTTAACAAGTGATTAAAATTTAAGCAGATGTTAGAATGCAAATGATAATTA